ATCCGAAAGGTGCGGCGATAGAAGCTTTCCTGACCGCAGAGGTTTGGTGCAAGGATACGAACGCCAGAATCCGAAAACTACGCAACGGGGCGAGAGCCCCTTACCTGAACTCGATCCTTCTTTCGAGTCAGAGGAAAATTGCGCGTGTATTGGGTCCAGTGTTCAATGTATCCGAGTTACTCGATCTCGCGAAATGGGGTCCTGGTGTGACGTCCTCAATCAAGGGGTCGTTCACAGACGCAGCTAACAAATTTCAGGGAAATCCTGAGGTTAGTCCGAATTTCGCGATAAAAGCAGCACAATTGATGAGCTGCTGTCCCTCGTGGTCTGCATTGCTAGCAGACTGTGATTCTGGCACTTGGGTAACACCGGTGCTTGAAGTAATACGAGGTAACCGCGTCACCTTCGTACCAAAGACGGCGAAAACTGACCGATCTATAGCCATCGAGCCGCATATCAATAGCTTTTTTCAACTAGGCGCTGGCCGGATGATCCGGAAACGCCTGAAGAGAGCCGTTGGTATTAACTTAGATGACCAATCCACTAATCAGCGGTTGGCTGAATTTGGGTCGATAGACGGTAGTTTAGCAACGATAGACCTCACGTCCGCAAGCGATACCGTAGCCAAGGAATTGGTACGGGATTTGTTACCGGAAGATTGGTTTGCCTGGTTAGATATGCTTCGTAGTGATAAAGGGCAGTTTCCTGACGGTGAATTTCACGTTTACGAGAAATTCTCATCAATGGGTAACGGCTTTACTTTTGACCTTGAGAGCATAATCTTCTGGGCCATATCGTCGTCAGTGGTAGAGAGCCTTGGTTACAATCCTTTCTGGGTGAACGTCATGGGTGATGACATCATAGTCCCTTCAGGGTGCTATCTTCGAGTCACGCGTGTCTTAACTCTCCTTGGTTTCGTAATCAATAAACAGAAGTCCTTCTACAGAGGGTTCTTTAGGGAATCCTGTGGGAAGGACTACTGGCGAGGCTCCAATGTGAGACCGATATATCTAAAAGATATACCAGACACACCGGTGCACTGGCTAAGAATTGCTAATGCGATAAGGCGGCTGTCGATCCTGTGGCTTCAAACCCACGGGACCAATGTCAGCTTATTACCAGCATATGAATTCGCAGTCAGTAGAATACCATCCATTTTTCGTGAGAAAATACCGGACGGTTACGGAGATGGTGGCTTAATCGTTAACTTCGACGAAGCTGCCCCACCACTCGTGTGTAATGACCCCCGAACTTCGGGTTGGGAAGGATATCGATTCACTCACCTTATCGCTAAGGCAGAGAAAAAGGTATTTACATCCCGGTCACTTATCACGTCGAAAATAAACATGCCCTCGTCTGGCCGTTCGTTCTTTCAGAGAACTTATGGCGGTAGGTCTGAGAAGACCTTGGCGGCGGGCAATGATATTTCTCTACGTGATCAGGTCTCCTACAAGAAGGCTACTTCGATTGCGACCAATTGGCCGCAACTTGGTAGTTGGGTTTAGAGCT